CAACCGATACAAGTGGGATGAAGTAGCAAATATTGAAGTAACTGCGGTTGAACTTGACCCTGAAGCAGCAAGACTTTATCAAGAAAGGTTTCCAAATGATAATGTAATTGTAGCAGATGCACACCAATACTTATTAGACCACTTTAAAGAGTTTGATTTTATTTGGAGTTCGCCACCTTGCCCAAGCCATAGCAAAGTAAGAATAAGTCAAAAAAATAGAGAAACTTTTAAATTCATTTATCCAGATATGAAACTTTATGAAGAAGTAATTTTCTTAGATAATTTCTTTGATGGTAAATATGTAGTTGAAAATGTAACACCCTACTATGAGCCATTAATACCAGCTAAAAAACGAGGTAGGCATTTATATTGGACTAATTTTAATTTGCCGAATGATTTAAAAGAAAGAAAACTTGATGGAACTTTAACAAATATGGTTGATGAAATTGGAACATTATCTAAATTTCACAATTACGATTTTAGAAAATATAAAGGAGAACAAAGCACTACTAAAATGGCTCGTAATTTAGTAGATTATGAAGCAGGTAAAACAATATTTGCAACTGCTTTAGGTATAATAACACAATCAAAATCATTACAACACGAACTATTCTAATGACAAGACAAGAAAAACAACGAATCATCCAAGCCAAACAACGATACTCACGAGCCAAGTATCCAAGCATTACACCTCAACAAGATAGCTTTGACCATTACGACAGAACTGATACAACGGCTAATGGACTAACGGCTTGTGTATGCGATTATCTCAAGTACGAAGGACATCAAGCGGAGAGAGTTAGTAATCAAGGTCAAGCAAGGGTTAACAAGGTCATAGATGGCTTAACAGGACAACAGATAGGAAATCGTACACAAGGTGTTACCTTCACACCAAGTCAAGGAACACGAGGCACGGCTGATATCCATTCAACCATCGGAGTTATGATAGGTGGACATAAGGTAGGTATATCGGTAAAGATTGAGATTAAGATGAAAGACAAGCAATCGGAAGCGCAAAAGAAGTATCAAGAAAGTATCACGGCATCAGGTGGTGTGTATGTGATTGTTCATTCAATGGAAGAGTTCTTTCGGTTTTATGATAACTTAATAAATAAGTATAAATAATTAATTAAGTTGCATATATTTGCACAATAGAACATACATACTATGAGTAAACCTAAACACAACGAACGGAACGCAGGACGGAAGCCAATGTATAATGAGCCATCAACTAAGAGCAAGAGTTATACAATACCTGCGAGTAAGATGCAAGACTTTGATGAATATGCCAAGCGAAAGATTAAGGAGTATATGAGTAATAAAGGACGCAACGTAAACGTAACAGAGTAAATTATATAACACATTATGAGTAAGAAAACAGCTATTACATTTATTTTATTAATGATATTTTTATACATAGTATGGTCATTTTGTCTATGGGATTTTAACCCAAATCATTGGAGTATTGGCGTAAGATGTTTTTATGCTTATACATCAATTTTGTTTAGTATAATGATAACTCTTTCAAATTATAAATAAGATGAGTAACGATGAAGCTAAAGAAAGAGCCAAAAACTATATGTCCTTAAAGGGTGCGTTAGAACCTAATCAGATTAAGTGTTATTGTGGTCATACAAGTTATTGTGATTGTATTCCATTAGATGAATCCAAGAAAACATCAGTTAACTGGTTAATTGAAACATTGGAATCCGATATCAAAGTTGATGAATCAAATATGGTTACTATTAAGATACACGAACACGATTATGTGAAATCTAAGCAAATAGCGTTAGATATGGAGAAAGAGCAGATAATTAATACCTTTAAGGATGCACAAGTTTTTAAAGTTATGAATAATGAAATAAGAGCAGAACAATACTTTAATGAAACATACGGCTAATGGACAAGACACTCTGCAAGGGCATCAACTGCCCAATAAAGGAACAATGTAAAAGATATACATCACCTGCGGATGAAACAAACCAATGGTACTTCACGGAATCGCCAATTAAGGATGGTAAATGTGAGATGTTTTGGGGAGATGTCGCTGATGAGATTATGGAACAGTTAAAGTCAATAATGCGAGTTGAGTAGAGATAAACAAATGCGCCTACACATCAACACAACATAGCGAAGACTAAGTGTGTCAGCGTCTTGATGGTGTAGTAATTCGATGATGTTAGTGGTTTTAACACTTTCCTACTAACGGAGAAAAAGCGCAGTTGTTTATTACTTTTATATTACATTACATTTCTTGTAGTGTATCTATAATCTTATTATATTGATATTTGTGTTGTAACTTTGCATTACTATGGCAGCACCTAAAGGAAATCAATATGCACTTGGATGTGCAACTGGTAGAGATAAGATATTTAAAACACCTGATGAGTTATTAACTTCATTTTTAGAATATAAGAAAGAAGTTAATGGCAATCCGTGGATAAAACACGAAGCTATTAAATCAGGTGAATTTACAGGTCAATTAATTTCAATACCTTTACAAAGACCATATACTCTTAAAGGTTTTTCGGTCTTTTGCGGTATTAGTTATCAAGGTCTTTTTAACTATGGACATAACGAAAGTTATAATGAATTTTTTGAGGTCTATAATAAAATCGAGACTGAATGTGATGTTCAAAAGTTTGAAGGTGCTTCTGTTGGGGCATTTAATGCCAGTATTATTGCTCGTGATTTAGGGTTAACAGATAAACAAGATATAACTACTCAAGGTGAGAAAATAACTTCTAAAATTGATTTAACCAAATTTACAGATGATGAACTTAGACTTATTGCTGAACTACAACGCAAAAGCGGAGTTAGCTAAAAGGAACTATATTGATTTCGTTAAATATGTTAAACCTGACTATGAGGCTAATTGGCATCATAATTTACTTTGCGAATATCTTGATAAATTTATAAGAGGTGAGATAAATCGATTGATGGTTTTTATGCCACCTCAACACGGAAAGTCTGAATTAGTTAGTCGCAATTTACCTGCTTACATATTAGGTAAGAACCCTAAATCAAAGATAGTATTAGCTTCATATAGTTCTGATTTGTCTTGCACTTTTAATCGTGACTGCCAAAGGATAATTGATAGTGAGTTATATAAGGATGTATTCCCTGATACCTTTCTAAATAGCACCAATATTGTTACTGCATCTAAATCGTGGTTAAGAAATAGTGAAAAGTTTGAAACAGTTGGGTATGGTGGATTTCTTAAGACGGTTGGTGTAGGTGGTTCACTTACAGGAACACCTGCTGATTATGCCATTATTGATGATCCTGTTAAAGATAGCATAGAAGCAATGTCAGGCACTTATCAGTTTAGGAATTGGAATTGGTATAACGATGTATTGTATACTCGTATTCATAACGACACAAGAATATTGATAACGCAAACGAGATGGGATGTCAATGATTTAAGTGGTATGTTATTGAAAAAAATGGAAGATGGTTCTGGAGAACAATGGACGATATTAGTTCTACCTGCTATAAAAATAAACAACGATAACCTTGAAGACCCAAGAGAGATTGGCGAACCATTATGGTCAAATAAGCACGACCTTAAGAAACTAAATATGGTAAGGTCGCAATCGTTAAGGACTTTTCAAAGTTTATACCAACAAGACCCTAAACCAACTCAAGCAGGTGGCGAATTTTATAAGGAATTTACAATAAATGGTAATGTAAAAGAATTAAATTATAATCCTGATTTGCCTATTCATTTAACCTTTGACTTTAATGTCAACCCTTATATGACTTGTTGTGTTTGGCAAATGATAAATAAAAAGTGTTATCAGATTGCCGAGATATGCACCAAGTCACCGAATAATACTACTAAGGGAGTGTGTAATGAAATTAAACGTAAATATCAAGGGCATATGTCAGGATGTTTTATCTACGGTGACCCAGCAGGTAAGCACGAGGATACTCGAACTGAAAAAGGGTCTAATGATTATACCATCATCAGAAATGAATTGTCAGTATTTAAACCTCAATTAAGGATAGATACCAAATCGCCATCGGTAGTGATGAGAGCAAATTTTAT